AACTTTGAGCACGACTACAATAAGACCGAGATTCTTCGTATGATGAATCAGGATGGGTTTGGCGTTTTTAATTGGGAGGATTTGCACGGAACTATGAACAAAATCTGTAGTGACAAAGCACTGGTGACGGAGTAAGATGTGGCTATGAATCAAACTATCATTGGTAAAAACGAAAACGCTAACTTCTCAAAGTATGGCAAGTCCTTCCAAGAAAAGCTTTGTATGGTAATACTAGATGACCGTGCGTTCGCTGATCAAATCGAAGAGGTCCTTGATATCAACTTTTTAGAGTTGAACTATCTAAAACTATTTTTAACGAAGGTTTTCTCTTATCGCGAGAAGTATGGGGTTCATCCATCACGCGATATTATGAAGACTATCCTGCGTTCTGACTTGGACGCAGAGAACGAACTAACAGCAAAGCAAGTACGCGAGTTTTATGTTCGCTCACAGATTACAGTTCTTACAGATGTAGAATACATCAAGGATACATCACTTGATTTCTGTAAGAAGCAGAACCTCAAGTCTGCGATGGTCAAGTCTATTGGTCTTCTACAGAACTCTTCTTATGATGAGATTGCCCAAGTAATCAACGATTCACTTCGTTTGGGTATGAACAATGAAGAAGGTTATGATTGGAAGAAAGACTTTGAGGAGCGCTTCAAGCCTCGCTTCCGCAATCCCATCTCAACTGGTTGGGATCTAATCGATAATATTTGTAAGGGTGGTCTTGGGCAGAAGGAGCTTGGTGTTGTTATTGCTCCGACTGGTGCTGGTAAGTCAATGGTGCTCGTTCACCTCGGAACACAGGCTCTCAAAGCAGGCAAGACTGTTGTTCATTACACACTAGAACTTCAAGATACGGTTATTGCTTCTCGTTACGACTCTTGTCTCACAAAGGTACCGTTGGGCAATCTTATGTCTTTCAAGGAAAAGATTTACGAAGATGTTCAGGACATTGAAGGTCGCCTAATCATCAAGGAGTATCCAACAAAGTCTGCGACAACTCACACTATCAAGACGCACCTTGAAAAGTTGAAGATGCGCAATATCAACGTTGATATGATTATTGTTGATTATGCTGATCTTCTTCGTCCGGTTCGCTCACAGAGAGAAAAGAGAAATGAACTAGAAACTATTTACGAAGAACTTCGCGGCATTGCGTCAGAAATGGAGTGTCCTATCTGGACCGCTTCACAGACAAACCGCTCTGGTTTGAATGCCGAAGTTATTACAATGGAGGCGATTTCAGAAGCGTTCAACAAATGTTTCGTTTCAGACTTTATTTTCACTGTTTCCCGAACTGTGGATGATAAGGTCGCGAACTCTGGTCGCGTCTTTGTAGCAAAGAACAGAAATGGACCTGATGGTCTTGTATTCCCAATTTTTATGGATACAAGCACAGTCAGTATTAAGGTTTTGCAACCATCTGAAGAGGATGAAAATGTTGAAGTGGATGCTAAAAAGCAAAAGCAATCACTTGTCGAAAAATACAAGAATTTCAAGAAAAACAAAGGAGAAAACTAACAATGTATAATGAAGAGCAGGTAAGAGAAGCAACATTAGCTTATTTTGATGGCGATGAACTCGCTACAAACGTCTTTATGACGAAATATTGTCTTCGCGACAATAAGGGAAACTATGTTGAAAAGACCCCCGATGATATGCATCGTCGCATTGCTTCCGAGTTTGCTCGGATGGAAGATAAGTTTGGTGAGAACAACCTTACCGAATCAGAAATCTATTCTTACTTAAAGAACTTCAAATACATTGTTCCACAGGGCTCACCCATGATGGGGATTGGAAATAATTATGTTAATGTTTCGCTCTCTAACTGTGTTGTTGTCGATAATCCACAGGATAGTATTTCTTCCATTATGGATGCTGGAAAGGACATTGCTAACTTATTCAAGCGTCGTTGTGGGGTTGGTATTGATATTTCTGATTTGCGTCCCGAGGGTGCTCCCGTTAACAACTCTGCTCGCACTACTACTGGTGCTTGGTCTTTCGCAGACTTTTATTCTTATGTTTGTCGGATGATCGGACAGAATGGTCGTCGTGGCGCTCTTATGATTTCTATGGATGTTCGCCACCCGGACATTCGTAAGTTTGTGAGAATGAAGCACGACCTTACAAAGGTTACAGGAGCCAATGTATCCGTAAAGATTACAGATGACTTTATGGAGGCTGTGAGAGCAGGAGAAGAGTTTACTCTTCGTTTCCCTGTTGATGCCGAGACGCCAACACATATTAGCTCTATCAACGCTGTAGAGCTTTGGAACGATATTGTTGAGTCTGCTACAAAGACAGCAGAGCCGGGACTTCTTATGTGGGACAACATCACAAAGAACCTTCCAGCACACTCATACCCGCAGTTCCAAACAAAGACTACAAATCCTTGTATTGTAGGGGAGACTCTTATTGCAGTCGCTGATGGTAGGAATGCTGTAAGTATTGAACAGCTAACAGCTGAAGGACAGGATGTTCCAGTCTATTCCACTAACATTACCACTGGACAGGTGGAGATTAAGATGGGGCGGAACCCTAGAAAGACGGGAGAGAAGAAAGAGGTCTGGCGACTTACTTTGGATGATGGCACTAGTTTGGTAGCAACACCAAATCACAAGATCCTAACAAAGGATCTAGAGTATGTCCCTCTTCGCGACCTAACTCCGGGAACATCAATCTTCCCATTCAACTCTTTCGATAACAATGGTTATCGGCAGGTTTGCAATGTGGGGGCTCAGATGGTTGGTGGCGCAAGAAGAAACCGACGCCAGTACAGACTGATATCAGAGTTTTACAATGGACCGGTAGATGCTAAGACATTTGCTATCCATCACAAGGACTTTGACAGCAAGAACGATAGTATTGATAATCTTATTATTATGTCTCACGAGGAGCATAGAAGTTTGCACGCTGAGAAGATGAGAGGGAAGAACAATCCATACCATCGTATGACAGAGGAGTGGAAATACGAGTTTGCATCCCATGCGGGTGAGTCTAATGGTAGATATTCGGGTTACTCTAACGAGCAACTAGTTGAGGCTGGAAAGAGACTATTCGCTATGCACGGAAAGATTACAAAGAAGTTGTGGATGGATTTTGCCAAGAAGGAGGGATATCCCCAGCACTTGGCTAATGATTTCCGCTTTGGAAGTTTTATGAACTTCCGTAATCAGGTTGCGGAAAACCACAAGGTTGTTAGCGTAGAGTTTGTTGGATATGAAGATGTATACAACATCACTGTTGACGATAATCACAACTATCATGTCATTACCTCAACAGAGGATAGCAAGTTTGTAACTTCATCTGGTATTTGCGTCAAGAATTGTGGTGAGATCCCCCTTTCCGCTTACGATTCTTGCCGTCTTATTTCTTTAAATCTAAAGCATCTTGTTCAGGATGCTTTCACAGAGAACGCTAGCTTTGATTTCAACAGACTAAAGCTGATTGCATCCGTAGGTATGCGCCTTTCCGACAACCTTGTTGAGTTGGAGTTGGAGAAGTTAGAGAACATTCGGTCTGTTGCCGATTCAGACGATGAGAAGGAACTATGGACCAAGCTTTACAATGCTGCCGCCAATGGTCGAAGAACTGGTCTTGGAACCCACGGTCTTGCTGATGCTGTTGCGCGAATGAATCTTGCTTACGATTCAAACGAAGCACTGGTTCTAATTGAGCAAATCTACGAGACTATCAGAGATACCGCTTACACTGAAAGTTGTTATCTCGCACAAGAGCGTGGCGCTTTCCCTGTATTTGATTGGGAGATTGAAAAGGATAATGCTTTCATTCAGCGCCTTCCAAGCGAGATTCGGGAACTAATCCAAGCACACGGTCGTCGTAACATTTCTATTCTTACGAACGCGCCTACTGGTTCTGTTTCTATTATGTCACAGACTTCATCTGGTTTGGAGCCTGTATTTAAGAACTACTATATTCGTCGTCGCAAACTGTCACACAATGAGACAAATGTCACACCTGACTTTGTAGATGATCTTGGAGATCGTTGGTTGGAGTATAAGGTATTCCACCACAATGTTCAGGAGTGGATAAACGAGAACTTTACCAACCACAGAGAACTACCTCAACTACCTGATTTCTTTGTTGAGTCTGATTCTATTGACTGGTCCCAACGAGTTGCTATTCAGGCAGCAATCCAGAAGTCTATTGATCACTCTATCAGTTCTACAATCAACCTTCCAAAGGGCACAGAGCCAGAGGTTGTTGGTAGACTATACCAGCAAGGCTGGGAGTTGGGTCTAAAAGGCATTACTGTCTATGTTGATGGTTCCCGAACTGGCGTTCTTCTAACCGAGAACGATAAGAAGGATGAAGAAGCATTCCCGCAGTATTCAGCACCAAAACGTCCTGATGAGTTGGAGTGTGATATTCATCATACAACAATCAAAGGCGAAAAGTGGGTTGTTGTTATTGGACTATATGATGGAAAGCCTTACGAGGTAATGGGTGGTTTGTCTGATTTGATTGAGATCCCGAGAAATAGAGTTACAGGTTACTTGGTCAAGCATCGCTTCAAGACAAAGAATTCCATTTATGACTTGCGCATTGGAACGAACGGTGATACAGTTATCGTCAAGGATCTAGTAAAGACCTTTGATAACCCAAACCACAGTGCTTTGACGCGGATTATTTCACTTGGTTTGCGCCACGGAGCAAACATTCAGTATGTTGTTGAGCAGTTACAGAAAGATAAGAACTCTGATATGTTCTCGTTCTCTAAGTGTATTGCTCGTATTCTCAAAAACTACATTCCTGATGGTCAGGAAGCAAGTGAGAAGACTTGTGGAGAGTGTGGTGAGGATGGTTTGGTTTATGTTGAAGGCTGCGTTACTTGCACAAGTTGCGGCTATGCAAAGTGCGGATAGGAGATAAAATGAACTTTGTACCAGTAAATAACTACCTTTACGTTCAAACAGTAGAGGACAATGAAACCGAAGATGTGGGTATTCTGCTTCCACAGGATTACCGATCTGTTGAGTCGCCGTTTGCGGTGGTAGAACTATTACAGACCCAC